GCGTTCCTTAATTAAAATTTGGTACGATAGGAATACAATGACTACACGACAGTTGGCGTGGTTTGATAAGTTGCATAATTGTTATTATACGGAGGTTCAGTATGATTTTTCTGATAATAAGTATACTACTCAGTTTAAGAAGTTTTTAAAACGTTGTCTCATTATTGTTGCGAATATAAATGATCATGGAGAGGTCCCAAAGTATGGTAGGTGGGTGTTACCATTATCTACAAATGAATGGATGGAGCATATTACAAGTGTTTCATTGCATATTGACAGTCATAAGTATATAGATAAGGGAAATATACAGTTGGTTGATAATGTTAGAGCATCTATTGTTGATTATAACCCAATTATGGCTGAGTTGCTCTCAGAATTGCTTTTGAAGATTTCATTTAATCCTGCTAATGTTAGGAAAAACAATGTTAAAGGGGTTGTTAATATGTCAAAGGTTCCCGTTAATAAAGATCCTGGTGTATCCCATATAGTCTTATCTTTGTTAGCTATTGTGGATAGTGAATTTGATTTTGAGTTTCCTTGTTTATCAGGTACTGTGTGGGATGTTAAGCACGGTATTGGTGCCAGGTATATGGCGGGAAACTCTGAAATTGGGTATTTGGAGACCCTTAATAAGATGGGTGCTAATATTGTCCAGCCTCGTAAAGATGTTACTTATTTGTTAATTAATGTTGCTGATTCATTTATTTATCGTATGGGTATTATGTGGAGGGCTCCAAGGCCCATGGATTTTTCAGAGGAAAATATTCGTGAGATGTTGTGGCGTCTCAATTCCTCCACGGGTTGGTACAATGATAAGATTTACAGATGTGATGAAAATGGGTCGAAGCGAATTTTGAAGACTAAGAAAAAGAATCTTGCTAGTGAAGCTCATAAGTTGGTGTGGAGACTGTTGTTTGCTATTGAAGAGTATGTTGCCGGTAGAGGTCCTCAACCAAATTATGCAATGTTTGCTCAAGAAGCGAAAAAGTGGGAATTTAGAACAACTAATATGTGGAGTGAGCCTATGACGAAGGAGAGTGCTAGTGCTCACTTCTCTAAGGAGAGATTATTTTATATTGATACGTTGTTAGCATATATATTGGGCAAAGAGTTTTTCAAGGATCTTGCGTTTTTCTTGTGTACTTTTAGGTCTGCTATTGGTATTAAAGTTGAAGCGGGTGGTCTTCAATTATTATGGGATCTTCTTTCAGGTAAAGGTACTTCTAATTTTAAGAAGTCTTGGAAGAAAGCCTATCGTAAAGTAAAGAAGAAATATGGTGTTGATCTCTCTGTGAGAAAGTACTTCACATTGGATTGGACGAAGTATGATCAGACGTTATTAGCGAAGATTTTGGCATTTATGGCAGCTATTGTCATACCTTTTGTTTCGAAACCAGAAGGAATGTCAGATGCAGGGTTTAAGTACTTGGTAACGTTGATTATTACGGAGGTAGTCTATAAAAGTATGTATATTTATTCTACTAATTCTGTCTATGATGTATGGGGCAGTATGTTCTCAGGAAAGTATTGTACATCTATTGGTGATTCCGTTTATCAAATGTTGGTTTTTGGTGTGTATATACTGGTTATATATATAAAATATTACGGTGATCCTATAGTTAAGGTTGTTTTTGAAGAACAGATGATGAATCAAGATTATTATGGTGATGACAATATTGGTGGTTGGCCTGCCTGGATGGATAATAGGTTGTATTATGATGATTCTAAAGATTGCGCGGATGATTTTGTTAATTTTTGTGAAAGGACTTTTGGTCTTCAGTGCAAAAGGAAAGAATTCCACGTATTTACTGAATTGTATGGTACACATTGTTTTAGGAGTTTGCCTAATGGCGTTATTGAGTTGGAGGCTTGTAGGCCTGGACCAACTTTCATCAGGAACTCTGTATCGCATATATATCTTGATGATGTGTATCTTGGTGATTATCCTTATCGAGATACTGAAGATCTTGTCACTAAAATTGCTCGCGTTATGAGTGCTTCCTCGTCGGTAGTTGGCACTATGTGTTTAGTAGCATCATTAGCAAGATTGTGCTCTGGAAATCTGGTGGTCTTTTCGCAGTTGAAGATCGTCTTCGGTAAATTGTATGAATTCAATGGTCCTCCAACGTCTTCGGAAATTGAGGCATTTAAGAAACAAAAACATTCCAATTCGATTAATAGGATGTTAGCTAATTCTCAGTTTGATTCGGATGATCTTTTTCCCTCGCTTATTAAATTGCATGACCTACAGAATGAAGGTTATTGTAGTCGTACGGGATTCAATCCATCAATGGATGGTGTTGTTTATGATGGAACAAATGTCAGACTAGGAAACGGAAGGATTAATGTCCGTATGTCTGAAGTCAATCGTGTTTTCGTTGGTATGGAATACGATGAAGTAGATGGCTTCTGGTAAGCCATTATTACCGGTATAGTGATGATACCTCACTCCCTAGTATTGATGGTGATATTTATTAGGGATTTTCACCTTGGTTAATTAAGTAGGATTATGAGCCTTACCAAAAAAAAAAAAAACCACGCGC